GAAGAAACCAGACAATTATTCATGAATAATGTGTTGAAAGAATCACTTGACGATGGAACGCCAGCGTACTACAATAGTAATATTCTAGGACGCTATATGCGAAAAGATTATTATGAAAGCAACAATTGAACCAGTTGTACAAGTTAGGGATTGGTCTATCGATAGAATTCATCAATTATCCGAATCAGATTCTTTGGAAGATTATATGAATGCTGTTTCAATTGCTTCAGAATTTGATGAATGGATTAATATTCCAGATAATATTTCCGAACTTGATTACATGTATATTAAGACTGAAGGACTTGACGAATAATAAATAATCACTTATAATGTTTTGAACCCGTGATTTTTCGCGGGTTTTCTCATAATGAGACTTTGAATGTGAAATTAGAGCCGTGGGGTCTGCCCTCTGAGAAGAGGGAAGTGCGCTTTCCCTATACGGATGTAGAGTTCAATCGATTTTAATGCAACAATTCCTTACAGTAGCCCTGCCTCTCGTGGCAACGGTTACAACCAATGTGGCAACACTGCCTTCAGTGTTTCCTCCTCCGCCTGTGAGTGGTCCACCACCATTCTCAATTATTCAAGAGGAGCCTACATCAAAGACAGCGACCAAAGAGGTTGCTAAACCAGAAAAGCCAAAAGAGAAAAGGCTAATTTGTAAAGGGTGTAATAAAAATGAAAATGAAGCCCTGAAATATTTTCAGGACATTGGAATTAAAGACAGAAACGCCCTTGCTACCATCATGGGTAATATTAAACAAGAATCTAAATTCACGTCTAATATTTGCGAAGGTGGTAGAAAAAGATCTTACTACTCCTGTTGGGGTGGTTATGGTCTGATTCAATGGACATCTGCCAACAGATATTATGGATTGGGTGATTTTGCTAAAAAGATTGGAGGTTCTCCCTCTAGTCTTGATACGCAACTTCGTTATCTCACAAACGAGGTTCAGTGGCAAAAGATTGAGGAGAAGATGAAAACTCCTGGCAAATCAATCTATAGTTACATGAACTATGCGTATGATTGGATTGGGTGGGGCTATCATGGCGCCCGTACAGAGTATGCGTATGATTATGCATCCCGTCTGACCCAGGTAGAAGTTTGATACAATAGAATAAATACGGGGGAGTGCTGCAGACCTCCCCTTATTCAATATTTTTTTATTATAGATTGCAATGAAAGTTCTAGGTGTACATGTTCATCACAATTCTTCTGTATGTCTTTTTGATGATGCAGATTTAATTTATTATAATCAAGAAGAAAGAGTATCTAGACTTAAAACCAAGGGAGGAATTCCCGTTAAATGTTTGTTAGAAATAAAAAAAATTATAGATTACGTAGATGTAATAGTAATATCTGCATATAATTCCGACTGGGATAATTCCGCTATGGTGGCTCATTATATAAGGGATGAGTTGGGAATTAAGTTTGGGGAATTTTTTTATTACTACAAATCTCATCATCTAGCACATGCTTTTAAAGCCTTTGCCGCTTCAAATTTTTCGGAGTCTTTAGTAGTTGTTTGGGATGGAAGAGGATCTAATTATAATCTTACTGATGGTTCGGTTGCTTTTGAAACAACATCCGTGTTTCATATTTCATATGAAACGGGTGTTAAATTGGTAAGTAAAAAATTATATAGATATAACTCTCAAAATAAAGATATAAATGATATTCATGTAGTATATTCTACTGACCATTATTTTAATAATATTGATACTAGTTTTAATTTGTATGAAAATTATACTGAAGAGATATTAACAAAAAAAGTTGATATTGGAGAATTTTATGACATTCTTGTAGAGCATTTGGGGTTTAATCCTTTGAGAGATCAAGGAAAACTAATGGGAATGTATGCATACGGAAATGAAAATAAACACTTATCAAGTTTAATACTTGATAATAATCTTAATGGATTTACTGGGAATATTTTAGATTCTGAATTAAATGGAATAGATTCTCAAAAATATAAATTTTTAGAAACAAAAAAAGAAAATAAACAAACTCTTTTTGATCTAGCATATGAAACTCAGAAAGGATTAGAAAAAATAGGATTTAATACCATACAAAAAAGTTTAGAAACTAATCTATCTAAAAATTTAGTATTGACTGGCGGAGTATCTTTAAATATTGTCGCAAATAGTTCTTATAAAAAAAATCTTCCAAAAGATATTAATTTGTATGTAGACCCATTGTGCGGTGATGAAGGTAATTGTATTGGGATATCTCAGTTTTACCTATATGATAAATTAAAAATTAAACCCAAAGTTTCTAATACAATATATTTGTGTGGAAAAGAACCCGAATATAAATTAAATATGCACGTTAGCGAACAAATATTTCATGATGTTGACGTTTCTTTTGTAGTGGAAAAAATATTAGAAGAAAATATTGTTGCTATTTTTCAAGGTAAAGCTGAAGCTGGACCAAGAGCATTGGGAAATAGAAGTTTGTTATTTGATCCTAGAATTAAAGATGGAAAGGAAATAGTTAATAAAGTAAAAAAGAGAGAATCATTTCGACCCTTTGCTGCATCTATTTTATTAGAAGAAGCTCCTTACTGGTTTGATATGTCTTTAATGGGGGAATCTCCTCATATGATGTATTCTTTTGAAGTTCTGCCAGAAGTTAAATCTAAAATTCCCTCAGTTATACATGTAGATAATACTTGCAGAATTCAAACAGTATCTAAAGAACAAAACTATTATTACTATCGTTTAATCGAAACATTTTTTTATAGGACAAGGGTTCCTATTCTTTTTAATACATCATTTAACCTTGCTGGAGATCCGATAGTTGAAACTATAGATGATGCTCTAAATACTTTGAGAAAATCTGAATTAGAATATCTATACTTACCTGAAATTAGTAAATTGATTTATATAAAAAATAAATGATTAACTTCAATTTTGGAAATAGAAAACCAGATAAAAAACAACTTATAATATTAAGTATTGTATTATCTTCCATTATTGCGGGGCTTTCTCAATGTACTGGAGTATCTGAAAGTGGACTTTGGGATCTTTTAGATGAGATTCAAAGGAAGTATTTCCCAAATACTATTCTGAATGAACTTATACTTCAAGATCCTCATGCAGTAGAACGCAGAGTTCATCGTGATGTTGATCGAGCAATCGACCAAGTAACTCCAGAATACAATAAGATTATTGAAGAATCTAATAAAAAGTATAAACCGAAATACGTTGAGAAAGTACCAGACGGCAGTGAAGCACAAAAACTGCTTGGTGGTGAAATGAGAATATGTGCCGTATGGGTTGACGACTGCCCTAAGGACTGATACAATAAGGATCCCTTCAAGGAGGATTGGCAGAGCGGTTAATGCAGCGGTTTGCTAAACCGTGAGGGTAAAACCTCCGTTGGTTCGAATCCAACATCCTCCGTCAGGGGTCTGTAACTCAACGGTAGAGTAACGGGCTTTTAACCTGGAAGTTGTGGGTTCAAATCCCACCAGACCCATATGGGAGATTAGCTCAGTTGGTTAGAGCGCACGACTGATAATCGTGAGGTGCCTGGTTCGAGTCCAGGATTTCCCACTTGACGATCAACACCATATCTGGTATGATTGTCTCATGACTCAATAGCTCAGTTGGATAGAGCAACTGCCTTCTAAGCAGTCGGTCGCTGGTTCGAGTCCAGCTTGAGTCGTTGGAGATTTATTCTCCATACATATAAAAAAGAATAAACATTCCCCTATAGCTCAACGGCAGAGCAGAGAGCTGTTAACTCTAAGGTTCCTCGTTCGAATCGAGGTGGGGGAGTTGCTGATCGTACCAACATTCAGTTGTGGTCCCGAACCGTATCAGCAATCGGGCGATTAACTCAGCGGTAGAGTGCGCTCCTTACAAGTGTGAAGTCACTGGTTCGAATCCAGTATCGCCCATCTTATAAATACCTAAAAAATGGTATAATGGAAAAACTCTTTAAACTATTAAGTGATGCTCAGGCATCACTTTTTGTACTTTTCCAAAAAACTTGGATCTATCATTGGGATGTAGTTGGACCTGATTTTCAGCAACTTCATACTCTCTTTGGTGGTCAGTATGAAACAATGTTTGAAGAGATTGATACTCTTACTGAACATATGAGATACTTGGGTATGAAGCCTGTAAGTACTCTCACAAGAGTTACGGAAGTAACAAAAATAAATCAAGCATCATCAGATATTGATGCTCAAGAAATGGTCAAACAGTTAAGAGACGACAATAAAAAAATTATTGATCTATTTGCTGATATTTCTGAAGAAGCAGATAGCCAAAGGCAATTTGCAACTTCAAATCTTGTTCAAAGTTTAATGGAAACTCACGGTAAGTTCCATTGGATGTTAAGATCTGTTTTGGAAAACTCATCAAGTAAAGTTCAAGAATCTATTGAAGTTGTTGAAGAAATAGAATTTGAAGAAGAAATTATAGACGAGTAATTTTGAATTATGGAAAACTTAAAAATCAGGTGCCGCTCTTGTGGTAAAGAGTTGGAAGGGCATCCAAGTAAGATGATAACATGTGGTTGTCCAAATATGGCGACCATTCGTGGAGATAAGATTTCAGCAGTTGACTTATCCTCTGTTATTATGTTAAACTCTTATCACAATAAATCAAAGTCTGGTGTTCTTACAAATGAAGACCTTGCTTTTCAGGAAGC